CTCGTGAGCCGGGTAAACCTAGGTTTATTCCTGGTGCTCTTGACATGCACCAACTTGGATTTAAACCGGATGAGATGGCACTAAACGATGTTCGTTCTATGCCTGAGACACGTATCCCTGCATCGCTAGGTCTTGACCCGTTGGCGCTTGGTCTTTGGACAGGTGTTCAGCGTGCTACGTTCAACAACAAGCAGGAGTCTATCAAGCAGTCATGGCGTGGTGGGATTCTCCCATTCATGAAGATGTTTGCGTATGAGTTAACCCGTAAGGTGTTGCGCACGTACCCAGACAGTGAAGACTTATGGGTGTTCTACGATACGTCAGGTATCCTTGAGCTTAAGTCTGATGTTCTTGATTCTAGGCGTGAAGCAAGAGCAGATGTGCTTGCTGGAATCATTACTGTTGACGAAGCACGTGAGGAAGTTGGCCGCGAGTTGTCCTTCCATGAAGCAATGCAAGCTGACATTGAAAGTGTGGATGCTCGTACCGATTACTTGGCAACTACAGAAGCACCTGTTGTTACCCCATCATTAGCGACTACAAAGCCTAGAGGTGAGGATATATCACGTAGGCAACAGGCTAGTGAAGAGATACACATTCCGTCCCCTTCGGACTTGGAAAAGGTTGGTGGATCAAGCAGATGAATAACGAAGTCTTGTGCTGGATTGGCGATGCAGTAAAAGCATCTGCCGATGGACGCTTTTCAGGTTACTTAGTGCGCTTTGATAATCAAGGCAGTGCTAATGACACGACTGGCGAATACTTTACTGCTGCCACTGATTTTGGGCGCCCTCTTAAGAGTGGTGATGAGTTTGACTTGAACCTCTACTACGGTCATGGTTTTACAGAGGTCTTTGGTAATCAAGTCATCGGTCGCGGTAAGGTAAAGATGGACGATGCCGGCTTGTTCTATGAAGGACAGATTGACATCAGCAACCGTTACATGGCTAAGGTCAATCAACTACTAAGGGAAGGTAGACTTGGCCTTAGTAGTGGTGCGGCGCCTCATCTTGTTGCTTACTCTAAGAAGAGCGCTGATCGTAAACAGATTCTTTCCTGGCCTATTGCTGAAGCAAGTCTGACTCCATGTCCAGCTGAACCACGTAACTCTGTTATGCCGGTGAAATCGTTGATGGAGCCTATGATTAAAGAAGAGAAGACGTTTAAACCTACATCTGCTATGAAGGCCGCCGCAAAGCGTGCTATTGCTTGGCGTGAAGATGGACACGATGGTGCAACCGCAGTTGGTTGGGCGCGTGCTAATCAGATCGTAAAAGGTGAATCACTGTCAGCAGATACTGTCATGCGTATGTACAGTTTCTTCTCTAGGCATGAAGTAGATAAGAAGGCCAAGGGATTCTCTAGTGGTGAAGACGGCTTTCCATCACCAGGTAGAGTCGCTTGGGATGCTTGGGGCGGTGACCCAGGTTTTGCTTTTGCCAAACGATGTCGTACAACTATCCTAAAAAATAAGTCTATGTATGGTCCATATGATCCAGACGACATGGAAGACGACGACGAAGAAGAGAAGATGTCTCATAAAGTCGAAATGGAAGACGAAGAAGAAGAAGGCATTCCAGAAGACGAAATGGGAGAGGAAGAAGAAGACACAGGAATGCTCGGTAGCATTGACGATGAGATGTCTTTATACGGTCTTCAACTTTTATTCGGTCGTCTGATGTCGTATATTGCTGGTAACCCAGATGAACCAGAGATGGTCGGTGAAGCACTCGATGAGTTTGCCGATAAAGCAAAGGTTCTAGTCTCGCATATTGATGCGATGGGTGATGACTTTATGGCTCAAGTCAAGTCTGTGGATTTGACAACGGTCAGGGATTTTGAGAAGTGGCTACACACAAGTGGGCGTTTCTCGAAGAGTGATGCAAAAATAATTGCATCACAAGGCTGGAAGCAGCGGGATGTCGCGAAAGCCGAATCACAGTCAGCATTGGTGGAAGCTCTGAAGGCTAGTGCTGAGTTAGATAACACAATCTTTGAGCTATCAATCAAGTAAGGAGAGATCAAATGGATCTTAACAAGATTGTCGATGGTATCAAAGCCAAGTCGGCAGAACGCGATCAGATTCTTGGTAAGGCTGATTTCTGTGGCGACGACCTGGCTAAGGTTAAGTCGATCAACGATGCAATCATTGTTGCCAAGTCACAGTATGAAGCAATCAAGACGGCAGAGGATGAGAAGAAGTGGTTCGCAGAGCCATCGAACGAGATCCCTGGAAACGTCCATTACGCTAAGGCTGGTCATGCAGACGTAGAGCGTAGCCGTCAGGCCATGGAAGTGAACCAAGTTGGTGAAGGTACCTTTACCAAGAGTGTTTGGTCACACATGAACACCGATGGTTACAAGCAAGCATTCCATGAATACCTTCGTAAGGGTATTACCGGTATGGGTGCAACAGCTCGTAAAGACCTCGAAGTTGGACTTGACCCACAGGGTGGTTACTTTGTAACACCAGAAATCATCAACCGTGTTGTTAGCCGCTTGGCTACACCTACGCGTGTTGCTGGTCTCGTTACTCAGCTTTCTACCAGCCGTGATGCTGTCGAAATGCCAAAGGTCAACTACGTTGACAGCAACGACATCTACTCCACTGGCTTCCGTGTCACGTACACCGGTGAGCAAGCGGCAACCGATGAAGGACTTGTAGACGACTCCGACCTCTTTGGTCAGACTCGTATCGATGTCTACACCGGTATGATGAAAAGCCGTATCACCCGCAACATGCTGGAAGACTCGGCCATTGACATTCAGGGATGGATTGCTGACAAGTTTGATGAGACCATCGCTCTTGAGCGTGATCGCATGATTCTTAGTGGTTCTGGTGTGAACCAACCACTTGGTATCCTGACTGCAATCGGAACGGCTGATGCACCACGTATCGTCAACTCTGGTTCTGCTTCTGCACTTACTGCCGACGGTCTTATTGATCTTATCGACACACTGCCAGAACAGTACAACGAGAACATCCGTGTTGTCATGAACCGTGTCAGCACGAAGCGTAGCGTAGACAAACTGAAAGACCTTCAGAACCGCTACCTGTTTGCATATGGTTACCAAGACTCCGGTCTTGCTGGTAGCCGTGTGGACACGCTTCTTGGCTACCCTGTTGTGTACAGCGGACTCATGCCTAACGTAGCAGCCAACGCATATCCTGTCATCTCTGGTGACTGGTCTGGTTACTACTTGGTCAATCGCCTTGGACTCTCCATCCAGGTTCTTCTTGAGCGCTACGCTGAGAACAACAAGGTTGGACTAGTTGGACGCTTCCGCCATGGTGGACGCCCAGTCGAGAACTGGAAGCTGATTGCTCACAAGGTATCTGCTTAGTGAAATGGGGAGGGTAACACCTCCCCAAATGAAAGGATAACGATTATGGTTCTTCGCCAAATCCAAAAAGAAATCAAGCATATCCGCTTGAAGCCAGACGGTACAAACTTTACTGCTGCTGCTGGCACAACAAACATCAACAGTGATAGTGCAGATGTCCTTGGTTTTAACAACATCTGTATGGAATACCTCCTTGGTAGTATTGTCTCTGGTGCTGTTACCAGTGCAAAACTTCAGTGGTCGGACGACAACACGACGTTTACCGACGTCGTCGGTGGTTCGGTTACATTTGCTGACACAGACGACCACAAGATTGTGTTCTTTGAGGTGCATAAACCAAAGAAGCGTTACTTCCGTATCGCAACTTTGCGTGCAACACAGAACGCTACTGTTGATGCGCTCGTTGTTCAGCTCTGGAATGCAACACAGGTTCCTGTAACGCAGGATGCAACCACTGTCGAAGGTGGCATCTTCCTCAACGGCGGATCGTAAGTTAGGCGGTAGACGTGACTCAAATAGAAGCAATCAACTGGTTGACAACATACGCTGACGCTAATCTTGATCCGGTCTTATCACCGGACGAATTGGTCCAGCTGGTAAACCGTTACAAGATTGCTAACGACTGGGTTGCGTCTACCACTTTTAACGGAAACTATCGCATCCGTGTAAATACCAGTAACAGACTTTACCGTTGTATAGAATCTGGTATTACCGGAGCAACTGAACCTTCATGGCCTACCTTGCGAGCAAGCAGGGTGGGCTATGTTGTCACTGACAATACTTGTTACTGGCAGGATGAAGGGGACGCACCATCTGACAACTACGACTTGTCAGGTATGGCAAAGGCAGCATGGACACTAAAGGCTGCGAAGTGCGTAAACGACATCAATACTAGTGACGAATGGTTGCAACTTGAATTGCAACAGAGACATGCACACTGTGTGCGAATGTCTAACACCTTTATGGATATGTGGGTTCCGTGATACCGATATCGCCAGGTAAACGTGCTGTTCAGTACTTGGCTGTTCAGATGCAAGCTAGACTGCTTACTGACACGGCGTATGCGCTACGACCGGTAAACACTGGCCCTACTACAAGCATAGGATCCGCTAACGTCCAGTTTACTCTTGTGCCGGCGCCAGGCGGATACAAGACATTCCCTTGCCGCTTGCGATTACCACGCCAGGCACGCAACGAAGAGTTTGCAGGTAAGAAGACACAACCTTTGTACGATGCAGAGATTATCCTTCCTGCTGATGCGCAGGTCACACAGTACGAGAGATTACGGGTCAATAACGTTGACTATCTTATTACTGGTAGTGACCCTGGTCGTACAGACGCCATCTTTATTACCGTCAAGGCTGAGAGACGCAAAGCATGAACATCGCCTACGGTAGATTGTGGTGGGTTATCGTTGGGGCTTTCTTTGCTTCTGCTCTACCTGCGTTCAATGCGGCATGGGAGAACATGCCTATCAGCGATAATAGCACGTTTGGCCATGTAGCCAAGGTGGCTAGCATTTCAAGCATTGAGGCATTGAGAGCAGGTGTACCTGCTGTTATTACGGCGATGATCGCATTCTTTATTCGACAAGACGCTAACCTTCCTGCATTCAAAAGAGATGTAACTACGGAAGTAGAAACACAACTGCGTAAAGATATTGAGACACAGATACTCTCCCGGTACACGGCGGCGGGGAAGGACGTTCAATGACTATTGAAGTTTGGCATTTGATTGTGGCGGTGTTGGCGTTAATGATTCCGATCTTGTTGACAGGTGTGCAAGCTGCAATGGGATTTGCCCGTATGGATGAACAGTTAAGTCATATGCGTAGCGACACACAAGAGATAAAGTCAGATACAGCAAAGATGGAAACACGGCTTGGTAAAGTTGAAAGCCGAGTGTCTAACATTGAAGGGCGTATGAACACAAGATGAATTTAAGAAACGTAACAATCACGCCATTGGAAACAAATCCGGCTGACTACAACATCAAAGCTGACATCACAGAAGATGACGGCACAAAGATAGGTGACTTTGGCCCTGACGGCATTGATGTATTTACTTGGTGGGTGCAGCAAGATGAGTCATTTCGTCTAAACATTGTCAATCAATTTAGTATGATTATGGCTTCCGAGATTGTGTCTGGGACATCTGAATAATGGCAACCTACTATGTTAGAACGGACGGCAACGACTCAAACGCTGGTACAG